GCCCAGGGCCACCCATTGGGCCGATGCGATGCGGAGGGTGTCCTTGTCTCCGCGGAAAACTAACTGCACCACCCGGCCGTTGCCGTTGTTGTCGTAGGCGCGGCTGACCTCGATATACTCGAAGTTATTTGGGTTTGGTAATCCTTGAAGCGTTGCCATGTTATTCGACAGCCTGAGCTGTTCTGCCGGTGTTTACTCGGATTGCACGGGTCTCGTTGGTCTGGATCTTGATTTGACCCACAAGGGTGTTAACCCATCCAGGCGGCGCTTCCGTTGAGAACATTGAGGTTTCGCGTTTTACCCTGCTGTCTATTGTGCCAATGGCGCCGCGTTGGATCGGTAATGCCTCGAAACTTCTGTTAACGTCCTCAGGTGATGCAAACGCTTCTTGAAAGCTGGCTTTTAGAATTGATCCCTTGCCTCCCAGTGTTTGGAAAAAGCCAAGTAATCCATCTTCCATTGTCTCAGCATCTTTAGCGGCACGCTCAACTGCATCTGCAAAGAAGTTAATCTCAGGAACTGCTGACAAAATGATGGTCCGCTTTATCTCGTCGACTCGATCAGCCAATTTTCCAATAGAATCGATCTGCTCTTTTGAGATCAGATTGATCGGACCGATCTCCTTGATCTTGGCCATAGCACCCGCGGCCTTGAATGCCTTCTCGCCGAGGATCGCAATCATAGCCGCCTGTGTCTGAGCACTGCTGCCTGCATCCTTGTGGGCCTGACCCATTCTTGAGATCAGGTCGATGTTCGAGATGCTCTTGTCGTTAAGTTCAGCGACTGAAAAGCCAAGCGCTTGGAAGTATTCCCGGGCTTTGCCTCCTTCCTCAATAGCCTTAAGACGCTCCTGGCCGACTGCTGTGATCGACTTAGCCATGGCCTCGAAGGAAACACCTGTCTGGCCTGCCAGCACTTGAAGGCGCTGCACGTCGTCGGTGCTGATGTTGAGTTGCTCGGACAAGTCCCCAATGGCGTCCACTGTCTCGACCACCTTCGAGGCAAATGCGCCAATGGCAGCAACAGACAGTGCAGCACCCAACTGCATCCCAACGGATGACCGGAACTTGTCGGTCACGCTCGAGGCTCGTTTAAGGCCGCTTTCGTAGGCCGAACCGTCGAGGCCGAGCTTTGCAATAAGTGAGAAAATGGCCATTTGTTAGTTCCTTACCGTCTGCTGTTCTTGAGCATAGCGCCAGAGGGCATCGTTCTTATCGTTCCACAACTCGACCTGACCGTGCATTTCTGCATTGGTCAGGAAGAACCTTTCGGCATCGCTCACCGGCATATTTAGAACCGTCTGCTCGGTGAATCCAATGTCGACCAGGCCAACCAGCAGCCTTTCGGGCCAGGGCATAGCGGCCTCCCTGGATCTTGAACCTGGCTGCCTTAAAACCTCGGGGCAGTCGGATTTGTCTCCAATCCACTCCTGGAGGATTTGACATTCCTTGACGAGGTCGGACTTGCTGACCTTCTTACGCATCAGCCGGAGCGGCACCCACCGGAACACCGAGGCCATGGTCTTGATCGACTCCTCGGCAGATTGGCTGCACACGACGACAGCCTCGACCAGGTCGTTAGCGGTGGCCCGGCCTCCGGTGACGAAGGGGGATCCCAGCCGATGCAGCAGGATGGCATGGCCGACAGTAAAGGGCACCATGCGGAGCCCGATCACCATCGGACAGGGCTTGGCTGTTGCGCTTAGGATGGCGGCCAGGCTGCTCACACGTTCAGGGCGACAGCGGCAGCGGTGGTCAGGTTCTTGAATCTCTTTACGGTGATCGAGACCATAGCCTTGCCGCTCTGGGTCATTTTGACCGAACCACCGCCGGCATAGATGAACCGGCCGCTGTTTAGCACGTCGGCTACACCCATCATCTTAATCACTGGAGCGCCGGTGATTGAAACCGTTCCATTGACCGGAGCCAGTGAACAGAAGGCCAGGGCAGCGGCTGCATTGGCGCCCGAGGGAATCAGATTCAGGTTAAGCGTCACCCGCTCATTGTAGCCGATGTGACCCACCACTTCTCCACCACTGTTGCGAACCTCCTCGGTGTCGGCTTCGTGAGTCAGGTCGTAACTCTCAATCGACGCCAGGGCCGTGAATATAGGTGTCGAGTTATCGGTGTCTAACATGGTCACCGAAGCCGGTGAACCGAATTGGTATGCGAGTCCTTGTGAATTAGCCATGTGTGTGGGTGGTTAGGTGGTTGCGGAACAGTAGAGGGTGAATGTCCTGGTGAACGTCCTGGACCGATTAGAGATTGAGGATGCACCAAAGTCCAGAGGGGCGGCGAATTGCGCCGTAAACGGGCCGCTGGGATCGTTTGCCGCGGCATCGAGGGCAGAGGCCCCGGTGTCGTCGAAGAGCGGCAGGATGAGGTTGTCGAGCACCTGGACGGTGGTCAGCACAGCAGCCTCGTCGGTGTCGTCGGCCGAGAGTTGAAGCTCGACAGCGATCTCGACCTCGCAGGTCAGGTCGGTGCGCTGCATTGGTCTGGCTGAGTTGGTCGAGACAACCAAGCGCGGGAAGTTGGGCATGACGTCCTGGTCGTCTGGATCGTCGTAGAGACCGCGGCTGTAGGACGTCAGGCAGGTGGGTGTGCCGGCGCCGGAGGCCGACCAGTTGGCTGCTGCCAGGTAGTCAGCGACTGCAAGTTCAGCTCTTAGGGCGACGGCGTTCATTTGATTGAGATTCCGTTGTCTTCAAGAACCTTACCGTTAGCCAGGAGGGCCTCGGTCATGTGGTTGACCATCTCTGTCGTCTCGTCGTCGAAGGCCTTCTGCATGGCCTGGTTATAGATTTGCGAAACCCGGTTGTATTGATTGTCGGCCACACCGGCAGTCATTACCACCGAGGCTGTCGGATTGAATCCTGGGACCGCCTGAAATCCTCTGGCCTTGGTGCCTTTGTGCGTGGCGACGTTCTCTTCGTTTAGGCCGTACTGGTTAGCAAGTGAGACCAGGGCGGCGTTGGTCTGCTTCGGCGCCTTGTAGCCGGGAGGCTTCGACAGCGGTTTCCACTTGGCGCTCTGAAACTGGCTGAAGCCCTTGTTGTACACTCGGATCATCTTCACCACACCGGATCGGAGGTAGCCGACCGACCCGATGGCCTTCCGCATCAGGGCCGAGGCTGCTGCCTTCATCTCCTCGCCATAGAGGCCGCGGCGACCGCCCTTAGCTTCCTTCGACTGAGCGATGAGGTGCACCCGGCGAAGGATGCGGGATTTACCGACGCGCTTGCCGGTCTTCTTAGACTTGCGGTTGATGTCACCGACAGGCGTCCCCAGGTAGTCGGAGATCCTGCGGCGCTCCTGGCCCGGGCTCTTGGGCGGCACTAGGACGAACAGTCTCACCATCAAATAGAAGAACCGGCTGTTGATGGCCTTGTGAAGATCTCGGGACGTGCTCAACAGATACTGCTTCATGGCAGCGTCGAACTTACTCGAGTCGACCGTCATGTTAACGACAGGCCTCACTTGGTCTTTGCCCCCAGCTCAAGGTTGTAGTAGCCACCGGAAGCATCCACACGGCAGGACAGGATGCGGAGGGTGCGGCCTTGATAGACCAGAGTCCTACCAACCACCGGCCGAGGCTTGCAGAAGGTCAGGGCGATGCGGTCGCTGTTCTCCTGGAGAACGAATAGGCCGTCCTCCTTGAGTAGCCGGGAAAAGGTCGTGCCCTGGTCGAGCGTGTAGAGCGTCGAGTCCATCGAGACCAGGGTGCTGTCGCAGGTCTTCCAGTCGCTGAACATGACCAGGATCCTAGAGGTCACATTGTCCTGGAACCCACCTGAGATGGGCACGTTGGCATCGTTGACGGCTGCCGGGATGCACCGGATCGACGTGCCCTGCCAGATGAACATCGGCGCCCCCAGCATCTGCTGGAGCACCGCCATGCCCTGCTGGAGACTGGATCCGATGGTGGTCATCAGGCGGTAAAGTAAGTGCCGGAGACTATGAGCCGGCTGGTGGCCTGGAGATGGGGGGCTAGGCTATCGGCGGCTCCGTTCTCAAAGTGCGACAGCTCGAGGTAGCTGGTGCCGGCGATTAGGCGAGCGATGATGGCGGTCTTGGATTGGTTGGTGGCATTGGTCAGCCACACCGCGGCGGCGGCCTCGTAGGTGACGGGGTCGGGCAGCGACAGCCGGAGGTTGC